ACACTGTACTTCGTTTTACACTGTACTTCGTTTTACACTGTACTTCGTTTTACACTGTACTTCGTTTTACACTGTACTTCGTTTTACACTGTACTTCGTTTTACACTGTACTTCGTTTTACAATATAAAATATCATATCATATTATATATTATATATTATACCATGAGTAACGAATCGTACCCGCCAAGTCCAGAGTATAGTAAAACATCTCCTGCAGAAAATCAAGGTGCTTGGGTAAGTCCTGAATATAGTAAAACATCTCCTGCAGAAAATCAAGGTGCTTGGGTAAGTCCTGAATATAGTAAAACATCTCCTGCAGAACCCCAAGAAGTTTTGGATACAGAATCAATACTTAAAGCGCGCATGGATTTTTACGACGCTGTAACAATGTACTATGGGTTAAAAACCCAGTATCAGCAGATGAAAAACGAGACAAAAAAGAAATTGATAGAAAAGAACAAAACAAACAAAACAAACAAAACAAACAAAAGTATAGAATCGTTGCGCGACGAGTATAGGAAGAAACAACCTAAATGTGTCAATTGCGAGAGAAAAGTAGGAACCATATTTGAAACCGAATTAAGGACTACATATAGCGACGACGATTATAGAAGAACGTTGGTCGCCAAGTGTGGGGATACAATCGCGCCTTGCGATTTAGATATCCAAATTTCTCTTCCTTTGATAAACACTTATGATATCTCTATTCGTGATTCTAAAGAAACGATTAATAATTTGAAAACAAGGATTATCAAGATCAAAAATGATGTCATGTTTGGGTACGAAAATGAACAAAACGCAATGAAGCGGTTTACCATTATTGGTGGTATTTTAGCAGATGAAACCAAAATTTTAGAGAAACTAGAGATTGAACTTGAAAAATCAAGTAGAGAACGGGTCAAAAAAAATCAATTGGAAGAGTCGGAGAGAATGCTAGAAAAAAACTTGGAAGATTTGGAACATCTTGTAGACGAATTTGAAGCAACCTTGAACGAACACTTGGCGAAAGACTGCGCGACTCTTTATGTAGATGAAATACTTACAAATGCAAACGCTCTTCTAAACAGCGAATATGATTACAGCGAAATTGAATACAATGAAGACGAAGAAGTATACCAATTAGTCCAAATACCATTTTCTCTAAACAACAATCAAAACTATTCAGGGGAAGAAATATATGAGCGTGTACTAAAATTTGTGAAAACCGATGTTGAACCCACCTCACAGCAAAAACTAAACAAAACAATGAAAAAACCTATTGCAAGCAAACTAGCGTTGGCGAAAACAAATTTGAAAACAAGAAAACAGAAAATAAGGGGGGAACGAATCAAAAAGAAGCAAACGGGTACAAGCGAAGCAGGCACAAGCGAAGCAGGCACAAGCGAAGCAGGTACAAGCGAAGCAGGCACAAGCGAAGCAGGCACAAGCGAAAGCGACCCCTCTTCTTCTCTCGTAAACTCAGAGACCACTGCAGCCTCAGATTCATCGTCTGAATAAAATAGGCAATATGTAATGTAAAAAATAAGAGAAAAGCAATATATTTCTATTATATATAATGATTTCAAACTACATCTCTCTCCCCATTTTTTTAATCTCTTTAGCAGTTGGGTTATTTGTGGTCTATGTGTTTGGTCCAGAGAAGAAGATTGTCTATGTATACCCAACTCCTGAAAATGTCAAAAACATGTTGATCCGCGACAAAACAGGTGGTTGCTTCAAGTATGAACCAACAGAAGTAAATTGTCCATCTAACATAGAGTCTATTTTTATGCCCCCGATACAGACGTAAGCTCGTAAACGTAACTGTAAAACCCCACAAAAATATATTGTTTGTCAAAATCAATATATTCTTATTATATAAACATGTTAAACCTGACCAAATTTGTGAAAACCGAAGCAGGCAAAACAATCATGTCTATTCTCTTAGGATTTGGACTCGCAACATTGTTTAGAACTGTTTGCAAAGGTAAGAATTGCATCGTTGAACATGCCTGCCCATTAGAAGATACAGAAACCAAAGTATTTAAACACGATGACAAATGCTACCAATTCAAACCAGTCAGTGCCTCATGCGACGCGAAAAAGCAAATAATCAATTTTGAATAATGCGTACTAAAAAATGCTTAAGAATGTTTAGACAATTATATGAGCGGTGTCACCAATATCAATGATCTTCCAGTGAACCCATCTATCGGGGGAAATGTGACGATGACTATTTCGGACCCATCGATGGCGCCACAACAACAACAACAACAACAATCATCCTTATCCTCATCTGGGCAAGTTTCTTTAGATCAAACCACTATAAATCAAATTATTAATGGGTTGCAAACTGCCAGTGCGTCTGGTGCAACTCACTTACCATCCAGAGATGTTCCGATCAACACAGAAGAAATTGTTAAAGACCCACGAGTTCTCGCTAATTATCTTCCTCCAGAACCACAACAAAGATATATTAACCAAAGTGAGACAAACGAGGATATTTTGTACGAGCAACAGGTAAAGACTGGTCGCGCCCATACATTAGATGAACTATACGACGAGATTCAAATCCCCTTATTAATTGGTGTCTTGTATTTCATATTTCAGCTGCCTGCGGTAAGAAAGATGTTAAATATATATATTCCTGCATTGTTTAATGTAGATGGAAACATGAATATATATGGGTTTCTCTTTACAAGCTCCTTGTTTGGTGGGATATACTACACTCTGCTAAAGACAATGAAATTTGTGAACCGTTAGTAAAAGACAACACATCATTTAAATATGTTAAATTTGAAAATATCTTTTGTTTTGGTCTTCTTGCGTGTCTTTTTTACAAGAGGTGTTTCAACAAGTGACGCAACAGGCGACGACTCTTTATTCCGTAGTTCTACTGGTCTATACCGCAGAAACCATTCTTCGTATTCTTTTGTATTCTTTTTGGTTTTAAGTTCTACAAACTTGCTTGATTTCTTTGCACGAATTTCTTCGATCGTTTCTTGATGACCGATGCAATTCAAACTAAAGCGTTTTAGCAACCCCTTTTGATTCAACCTATTTTTTTGCTGCACTTCAAATAAGTAGTGCGACATGCAATATACTCTTTCTGGGTCGTAATTGTATGCAAAGTCTCCTACATATAAAAATGCCAAATAAAAACTTAACATGGTATCTATTGTCGCGACACACACATCATTTCCCCCTTGTGTGATAATATTATAACTATGGCAGGCAAGTGGTTCATAAATCATTGCCACAGTGTCTGACCCAACTGTTATTTCATAGTGTGGTGAAATGATTTCTCCTATCCCAGGGATCTTCTTTATTTTTACGCGCTTTACTCCTATCTCGGTCAACCGTTCTTTCAAGATTTCTGCTACCATCAAGGGTTCTTCCGATAATACATCAAAATCTGGGTTTTTCTCGATGTGTTTAGATATTTTTGTAGGAAGATATTTTGAATAAAGGGACAGCGCGAATCCACCAAAAAATACACACCCTTGGTCTATCAATGTTTGTTTTACTGTATCATAGATAAGATTTACTTTCGAGGAGTCCTCCATCTTCCTTTGAAACTCCACTGTATCGCACTGTTGCCCTCCAATAGGGTAATGCTTGTTCAAAATACTTAAGCGTTTCAGAACCTTTTCCCATCTACTTACATCTCCTGCAGGTCGAGACAGTTCTAAATACATCGCCATTCTTAAATAGTTGGGTGGTGCATACATGACACCATTAACACGTTTTGCATCTTGTTTTAACTTTTTATATAAATCTTCTGGTATACTTGTTATGTCTGCGACTGGAATAAAATTAACAAACACTTTGTAGGTACCAAAATGCTGACCTGACTTTGCTTCCACCTCTTCGAACCCAGCGTCGAAATATGTGTCGGCGAGATCTTTCGCATCTTCTAGCGCAGATGGGGAGAAGAAATCGTAGTCAGGGATTTCCAACTCTTTGTCATAAAACTGATCTTTTTTAGGAAGAATATTGTTTATTGCGGTCCCCCCATAACATATCAAATTCTTTTTCTTGAGAAAATTCTCTACAATCAATATGATCTTTTGAACCTCGGAGGAATTAGTCATTTTCTTCCCTTGCACTTCTTCTGCTTTGTCTACCGCCTCTCTCAAAATATATAGTTCGCAATCTTCGAAGCTTAAGTCAGGTGGGCACACCTTTCCAGATGAAAATTTTCTGGAACTTTTCTTATTATATCTTGTATTGGAGTCTGAGTCTGAGTCTGAGTCTGAGCTGGAGTCCGAACTGGAGTCCGAACTGGAGCTGGAGCTGGTACCATAATGACCTGACATAGATTTCTTGCGACTTGTTTTGGATAAATCGCTTCTTCGCCCTGTCTTAGAAAAAGAAGCGTATGTGCTTCTTTTTTTTGTTTTTGTATGATAAGGCATATATATTTCTCATACAAAAATATTCTTTGTTGTTCTGTTCAAGAGAGATCTTACATTTTAAAACTATAATAATCCGCTTCACTCTTCACTTGCGCGTAAGAGAGAGATACTGATTGATTAGTTGCGCCAGGCACAATAGTGTATTTAAATCTTAGTGGTTCAGGTTTCAACATAAAGGCGAACCCATACATATCAAACATCAGTTCATTTTGTTCTAAATTGGTGTCAAACAATTGATACCTCATCGCAATCATCTGGCACCCTGTTTCCATCAATACGACACAATTAGAGTTGGGTGGCGCGACCCCTGTATCTGGAATACCAATGGTCATAAAAGGTTTATTGTACTTGATCAGTGCGTCCATATCGGGTGCATACTTTATGTCATGATACCTTAATATTTGCATAAAAGCGGAATTACTAGTCATGTTAATAAACTCACAAAAACTTTCACAATCTAGGTAAGCGGTATTTGAATGGTCAACGATAATAGAGATTTTCCCCATCAATGGTTCTAGTGGTGCGGCACCTAGGTTGCCATGTGTTCCATCGTCTTGCAAGCATTCGTTTGCAAATTCAGACCCAAGAAGCAAATCTTCGTTCTCTTGAAACAATTTTGCAAAGTTTTCATACATTTTTTGATTGGTACTTTTAATCCTTAAATGCATGATAATTGGGTCTTTTGGGTTGGGCGCATTCGCATCCGAGAACGCATAATTGCGTAGCACACTCATCACATTAGAGAATGTTACATGATTAAATGTTTCTTTGTACCCATACTCGTCGCTTGTAGATGTCGCAACCACGGGTTGATCATCGATAGAATATACTTCGAAATCCAACCCTCTTACACCCTGTCTCAAGACACTCTTTAATGCGCAGGTAGAGACATAATCGTTTTTATAGCTTCCGCCACTACAACAGTTAAAGGCAGTTTTAATATAGTAATCTCTTAACCCATAGTAAACTTCTTTTTCATCTGGGTCAGGGTCTGCAAAATCTTCGTCGGTTAAATCGATCGAACGAATGTTGGGGTTTAGCGTAGGGTACATATCTTCTAACGCACTGCACTCGCGCGACTCGAGCAAATTATAATAAATGGCGTACAAAATGGTGACTACAATTAATATTCCACAAATAACCAACATCATATTAGAACTAATCTGGTCTTTTAGCGCATTCATTATTTTCATTGATTTGGCCGCGGCACTGGGTTCGGATGACATCATATATTATATATTATATTCAAATACTTTTCTATGCATAAAACATCTTATTCATATTCATATTCATATTCATATCCATATGTTCTATACTTCAATACAAATTGCGAAATACCAATTTTGATATAATAACAAATTAATATATATCCCCAACAATAAGATAAATGCCTGGCGGGTTAATGAACTTAGTGTCCCAGGGACAACAAAACATAATACTAAATGGAAACCCTACCAAATCATTTTTTAAAACGACCTATCTAAAGTATACTAATTTTGGGTTGCAAAAATTCCGCGTCGACTTTGAGGGTGCCAAGACTCTGCGATTAACAGACCCCTCCACTTTTACATTCAAAATTCCTAGATACGCGGATCTTCTTATGGACACATACCTCTCTGTCTCTCTCCCCCATATTTGGAGCCCCATTCTTCCTCCACAGCAAACAGATGCGTTTGAACAAACTGGAATATGGGTCCCCTACGAATTCAAATGGGTCGATTATATCGGTGCCAAGATGATCTCAAAAATATCTATTACTTGTGGGAACCAAACCTTGCAGGAATTTTCTGGCGATTACCTCTTAGCATCTGTCCAACGCGACTATAATGCAGACAAGATCGCGCTATTTAATAAAATGATTGGGCATGTCCCGGAACTAGTTGACCCCGCTAATTCAGGCGCCCGAGTAAACAGTTACCCCAGTGCCTATTATACTGGTTCTACCGCGGGTCCAGAACCTTCTATCAAAGCTCGCACTTTGTATATTCCGCTAAATGCTTGGTTCAACTTGAAGACACAGATGGCATTTCCTTTGGTCGCGCTACAGTACAACGAACTGCATGTCACTGTCACGTTTCGCCCTCTTGATGAACTATTCCGTATTCGCGATGTATTTGACTCGGTCAACAATTACCCATATGTTGCCCCCAATTTTAACTCGTATTACATGCAACTACAACGGTTTCTTCAACCGCCGACAGATGTTGAGATCGCGATCGATTCTTATACAGATATACGTACTACCTGGAATGCGGATATACATTTAGAGTGCACCTACTGTTTTCTGTCTAATGAGGAATCGAATTACTTTGCACTAAATGAGCAAAAATACTTGTTTAAGCAGGTTCGCGAAAAGATATTTCATAACGTAACAGGGACCAACAAGATTGAACTAGAATCTTTAGGAATGGTGTCAAACTGGTTGTTTTATTTCCAGCGCAGCGATGTCAATCTGCGCAACGAGTGGAGCAACTACAGTAACTGGCCTTACAATTATATCCCGGTTGATATTATTGCTGCGCCAGTAGAAGGGACATTCCCTGTTTATAGGTATAATGCGTCTCTGGGTGGGTACGAATTAGTAAACATTGGCCCAGGCGTCAATGTCGACAACACGTTGACAGGATGGACAATATCGGACACTTATAATTCGCAGAATGAAAAAGATATTCTGGTTTCTTTAGGCATTCTGTTGGATGGCGCTTACCGAGAAAATGTGCGCCCTGCAGGAATATACAATTTGGTCGAAAAGTATACACGCACTTCTGGGAACGCACCAGATGGGTTGTACTGCTATAATTTTTGTTTGAATACGTCGCCACTGGATTTGCAACCATCGGGTGCCATAAACATGAACCGATTTAACCAGATCGAGCTAGAATTTGTCACGATTGTTCCGCCGATCGATCCGCTGGCACAAGTGTTAACTATTTGCGATCCTGAAACTGGGGTAGTAATCGGTGTAAACAAACCTACATGGAGGATATATGATTACAATTTTGATTTGACATTGTTTGAAGAACGTATTAATGTGGTTTCTTTTGTGGGGGGCAATTGCGGGTTGATGTATGCGACATAGTAAGGAACGAGTCAAGAGAAACGGTAAGGAACGAGTCAACAGCGTTTAACCACTAAATTAATATTTAATTATTATAATATGCCATTTGAAACAAAATCCACATTGGATGATAAAAAAGAGTATTTTAAGAATTTGGGTCAGATAAATGGCTTCGCCATTTTAATTATCGCATGGGTCATTCTTTGTGGAGGATTTTCATCTTTTTATTGCGTTGTGTCTGGCGCGGACATGATTAACAAATGTTTGAAAAATGTATCTATTGATACTAGCGCCTCTTCCTCTGTTGATGCTAGCGCCTCTTCTGTGACCGATGGATCAAAAAGTAATCCAGTAATAAAAGTGCCATGGCATCATGAATACAATATTTTGGGGGAAAAGGGTGAACCAAAGACAGAAGGGTCATCTGTTTTGTTTTATGAAAAAGAGAAAGACGCATTTGCCGACACTTTTTTCAAAAAAAGAGCGGACCAATATTTAAAAGATGTGAAAGATGGGGAGGACAGTTTTTTCTTTTCCAAAATGTGGGTTCAAGGAATCAGTGTCTTTCCAAGACTTATCGCGCACGATCTGTGGTTTATTTCGGAATGGCATTCGTTCTTTCAAAAATTAACTGACAAATTAGGGTGGGGCACCTTGTTGATGACTTCTTTTATATTGTTCCCCATCTTTATGGGTTTTTTCTCTGTGTTTAATGCAATCTTCGCCTTTGTGTCGTGGGGAGAAAGCGTAATCGCGTTATACAGGCAGTTGTATATACAAAAAGACATCAACGCAGCTGTTGAAAACCCCGATAAAGACATCGATTGCTCTGTCCAAACCATTATAAAAAATCTGATTATTCTATTTTTGTATGCATGTATTGTGCCTATTATTGGGTTGTTGACATTAATACCAACATTAGGTTGGCTCGCGATGTCTTTGTTGATTGCCCCAGTATACGCGCTATTTCTTCCTTTTAAAATACAAGGATTTATTGTTCCAAATGATATATTGCCTGGCGAAACCAGTGACAATGAACCCAAGACAAAAAACATGCAGAAAGAATTTGACTACGTCGGAGTCTTTTTAAGCAACATCTATTCTTATTCAGGGGGGTATTTGGCGTTCTTTTCTGTCATATATTCTATTATCGCTGGATTAAAACAAGATGTATATTCGTTTATTGGTTGCATTGTTGCGGCCCTCATTATTTTTGGTGGACTTAAATGGTATAAATCTGCTGCACCAGATATACAGGTCCCCGAAAGTGGTGGAGGAGGAGTCACATCACCTCCTGTTGCAGTTTCCACAACGACCCCTGCGGTTGATCCACTCGATGTTGTCCAATCTGTCAACCAAAGTGGTGCATCTACAACACCTGGTGCATAAACTGTTATAACGCCTGTTGTCGAAGAAACTGACCCGCTTCTTGGTGCTTCCGCAGTCAATCAAAGTGGCGCAAGTAAAGGCGTCGCCTCCTCTCGCCGCAATAAAAGCTCTAGAAAACGTTAACTCGTTGTATATAATTATATAAAGGTAACTACCTAAATATATAATTATAACTTCATCTATGTCCACTCCTTTTGTCAGCATCTGTACTCCGACATTTAACCGTCGCCCATTTATCCCCCACTTGATTGCGGCAATCGAGTTACAAACCTATGACAAAACATGTATTGAGTGGGTTATCGTCGATGACGGGACTGACAAGATTGAAGACCTGGTATCAAAAATCCCTTATGTAAAATATTTCAAGTATGATAAACAAATGACCCTAGGAAGAAAGAGAAACTTAATGCATACGTTTTGCCGAGGCGACATTATTGTCTATATGGATGACGACGATTATTACCCATGTGAACGGGTCTCGCATGCAGTATCTATGCTTCTGGCCGCGCCTGCCTCTATTTTATGTGCAGGTTCCAGCGCGCTACATATTTATTTCGACCATATAAAGCAGATCTATCAATTTGGTCCATACAAAGAAAATCATTCTACTGCGGCCACGATGGCGTTCAAGAAGGAGCTCTTGAAGATAACCAAATACGACGAGACCAACGCGGTAGCAGAAGAGCAGCATTTTTTGAAGAACTATACAATTCCACTAATACAGTTGGACCCATTAAAGACGATTCTGGTGTTTTCGCATATCCACAACTCGGTGGATAAGAAGAAACTATTGGAATCCCCGAACAAATATGTGAATTTGACAACGCTGGCGCCAGAACACTTTATCGATGGTCCAGGGGCGCATGCCGCGAAAGAGTTTTACGTGAATCAATTGAACAAGGTGTTGGCGACCTATAATTTAGGGTCCACCAGTTTTAAACCAGATTTGATGAACCAAATTCAAAAAATAACAGATCAAAGGAAGAAAACAATGGCGCCTCTACAAGAGATGCATGACAAGATGCAAGAGATGCGGTTGGGTTATGAGTTAGTCATAGAGAAAAAAGACATACTGATTAATGCGCTGATAAAACAGAACAAAGAGTTAAAGGCGAGACTAAGCGAAGCACTGTTAAGCGAAGTATAAGCGACTTTGTAAGCGAAGCACTGTTAAGCGAAGTATAAGAAACCGTGTAAGAAACCGTGTAAGAAACTGTGTAAGAAACTGTGTAAGCATTGTAAAAAACAAATAATAACACCTACCCAAAAAGTATTTAAAGATAATGCCTGATACTTAGTTATAACGCAGTTCAATCAAAGGGATGGAGTTTTATGACGATGCATTTGTAGAGGATTTCTTGGGCTTGGGTGGGTCATACGCGAATGGAGGCGCCGCCGCAGCTGCTTCGCATAGTCGCAAAACTGGGTTTGAAACAGTTGACCCGCATTATCACAAGATGAAAACCAATGTCCCAAAGTATAACTCAAAGGGGGTGCAAAAAGGGTATGAAACAGTAGAGTGCTACTCGACTCCCCATGGCGACTCGCGCATCAGAGACGCGATTTCAGGAGAATATACAAGGTACGTAGTGGGATCCAAAGCGCAATCACTTTTTTTCAAAGTAATCGTGGCCAAGGGGGAATCACCCAGAGGTCCGATCCATTTATATTATTATACTCCAGAGATGTATGAGAGGCATCAAAAGTGCCAGATCTCGGAAGAATCTAAGGAGAATTGGCGAGCGAGGCAAGAGCAAATTAGAGAGGAACTTGGATTGTAAAGATTTATATAAAACGTGTTTTAAGTTTATATAAATAAGAATTTAGCGACGATGTCGTCGGGTTCTTCTACGCGTAACGCGGCGTTTTCTACGGCGTTTGGTATGAGTAGGTTTTCTACGGGTGCGTTTACGTTTTGTCCCGCCAATTGCGTCGCTTTCGTCATCAGGAGTAGCGCTATCAGCGGGCGTACCACTTAAAATGAGCGTCTCGCTTTCATCATCAGGAGTAGCGCTATCAGCGGGCGTACCACTTAAAATGAGCGTCTTGCTTTCATCATCAGGAGTACCGCTATCAGCGGGCGTACCACTTTCTTCATCAACAGGCGTGCCTTTTGGACCATTCGTTTTTTTAAAACTAGGAACAAATTTATATTTGCCAAATGGATCAGAAGGCCGTTTTGTTCGGTGCATTGCTTTTACATTTGGTGCATTTTCTGCGAAAAACCTACTACGTGGCACACCAACTTTAACAGGGGTTTGTGGCGCACCAGAAGAAATAATTTGATTGTATTCACTTAAAATTCCATCGCCCATCAAGTGTGTTTTCGCCATATCTAAATAATATTTTAATGGGTTACGACCAACCCCCACCATAACGGTACCATCTTTCTTGTTTTTCTTAAAATTGCCTTTTAAAATATTGTAATCTAACTCCATTGCGACAATTTCTCCCAGCGCTTCCATTATTCGTTCACTGGTGTTCAAATTCAATGAAGTTAACTTCATTAATTTGTCTTTAATCTGTTTGATTTTATCAAATTTTGTATCATGTACGTATTGACTTAGTTCGGCGTTAAGCGCGTCCATCGTTATCACTTGTCCAAAATCAATAATTTTTGATTTATGCGTAACAGGATTTATCAAGACGTTGCTTGTGTGCAGGTCTCTATGCACTACTCCGCACTTCATCAAAACCAATATCGACGCGCAAATAGAAGGCAAACAATTTGGGTTGCGTCCCGATTGTTCGAACGTGATTAAAGTTGAGTCAATTAATTCCATAGTGTACATCCCTATTGCAAATCCATTTTCTAACCAAGACAACGCGTAATGTTTGTAAGGGTCATCTTGAGTAAATAGTTTATCAATAAATATTCTGGAGGTGCTAGCATCTAAAACTCTGCCATCTGTCAAAATAGGGCAAACCATTGCGTAACCTTTCTCCACGCTATTTATCCAAATATATTGTTGCGTCTTTTTTTCAGTTTCAAACGCGGCGCTCGATATCGGGTGTTTAACAAAAATATTTTTAGGGGTCTCAGGTATTGTCAACACAATTCCATATCGGATTATAAAACAAAACTTTATTGCAAAACAAGTAACAGGGTCTTCATTTTCATCTACAAAATCAGAAGCATCTTTTGAAACGACTATTTTAAACACAATTGAAAATTTTGAACCAACAGACAAAATTTCAAATGACACGACGCCTCCGATTAATTTTAAAATGTGTGGCAATAACTCGTAAGTTTCAGGATTTTTTATGCTGTGTCGGATTTCTGGTTTTAATTTGTACCCACCTTTTTGCTTTCTCGTCTTTTGCCCCCTCGCCATAACATAATTACATATTTTTAATTTATATTAATACTAAATAGATTCAGACCATGCACTGATCGTCTAAACACACACACTGTTAGAGTTTGCATAAATAAATAAGTTGTGTTTAACGACGCTTGCGTTGGGTTCGTTTTCTACGCGTTCTTTTTCTACAGCGTTTGGTATGAGTAGGTTTTCTACGGGTGCGTTTACGTTTTGTCCCGCCATAAACGGGACCTGTATACGGTTTTTTACTAGTGTGTTCGGCCGATCCCTGGTCGATTGCAGTGACATTCGCTTCATTAATTTTCATCCATGCGAGATAAATTAAAATTACTATATTTTTTTGTTTTGCGAAATCTATATATCCTCTATAAGGTTCAGGTCTATTTTCCTCAGAGTACATGTTTAAAAATAAATGCGCGATTGTATTAATTTTTTCTAACGCTTCGATGATGTTCGTGCTAGTATAGTTAATTGATGCAGATGACGCTTTTAGTGCTTCATAATTTTCGCAAAACAAATTGAAAGTTTCTCGTTTATCTTCATCAACATTTTCATCTATAACATATCCTTTAAACCTTTCAATCATACGAGAATTTATTGTTTCACCAAAGTCAAGAATTTTAACATCTGGTTGTGCACCCATTTTATGTTCAGTGACCATAAAATTTTCAGGATTTGGATCCACCATTATCACTCCGCGCTTGGACATATATAAAATTATTGCAAGCATTTGTGGCAAATATTTCACCAACTCATCTGGGATGCCATCTTTTTTACTCTGCGCTTCGCTCAGTGCCGCACTCAAAGATCTAAACTCTGGACCCAATAATTCCATCACTATTCCTCCAAATGAACACCCATACTCGATCCACTTTGTCAAATATTTTTTGTACATTTCAGGCGCACCAACAACAAACGCATTTGCTTCATCCCGTGACCATATTTTTTTAGAATAAAAACGTGGCGCGATAATGTGTAATCCATCTTCACTTGACACAAGACTATGCGCAAAACATTCTTCTTCAAATTCTATTTCAGACGTAGTTGTTTTTCCACGCGGTTCATCACCTATTTTTGGGCGCGTTTCTTTTTTTTCTTCGCTTTCAGGCTCGTCTAGGATAAACACAATTTTTAATGCAAACACGATATTTGAAGTTAACGTAACTTTAAACACAATAGAATGTCTTGAATGGTCCGATATTATTTCAATGTTTTTAATTGGGTCAGACGCAGTTTTTAAAAAAAAATCGCGATCATCCATATTATATTATTACAAGTCAATTTTTATAATACAAAATCTCTCTCTACAAAACCATTTCTTCCTCCACCATTATTTCATCCACTATTTGATCATCCTCAAACTCTACATCTTTGGAATATTTGTCTAAATACCGATAGATTCGATTTACATCCAACTTGGTGACACCAAATGGTTCAAGCAATTTCAGTATTTGTGTTTCATCATCTTCATGAGCAATTTTTAAATGAAGGAAGAAACCAAGAACATCTTTCTTGTCCATCCCTAAAAGAGAGCACAACGATTGAATAAAAATAGTATTGTTATACTCGGTCGAGTATTTTGTCAGAACTTTGGTGAACCTTAATTCCGAAGAGTTTCCTAAAGAAAAGGCGAGCGTGGGGATAGGCGCGGACGCGAAGGTGTGAGCCCCAGAAAAACAATCATGAAACAACTTGTTGTTTTTAAATGTCTTAATCAGCGAGCTCAGTTCATTAAACTGCCATATCTGTTTTTGAAACGTGATGCGGTCAATATAGTCTGCCAAGCACATGTTCTCCAGCGCGTTCAAATAAAAGGGCAGCGAATCTTTCTTTTGCATTTTTCCTAAATAATCTACAATATTTTCGTGCCAAAGCAGTCCCACAATAGTTCTATCTGTTTCGTTCATCACATTCAAGTGCTCTTCAATCTCATATTTGTTATGAATCAACTTTTGTGTGATCTTCTTCGCATCATCATTATTTGTCATCCGCTGAAACACACTATCAAACATATCTGTCCGCAGCGCCCCTGCATTATTCTTGTAAATGGACACAATATGTTTTAGTTTACGTATATCCCCTTGTGCGTATTGAACCGCATTTTCTGTAAGTTCAAGAGAATTCGTGTTAGGTAGAAACGCATTTAACAATGCAGTCATTTCCCCTGTTGTCGGGCGCTTCAATTCGACTACTGTGCACACTTTCATAAGTTCCTTGATCTTTTTATCCATATGGTAGTTCCCGATACAAATGATCGGAATAGTGGTGATCTCTTCGGTCTGCTGTTTTTTTGTCTTCTTTGGTCTTATCAACTTGATCAGCGTATTAATTCCTCCTTTGTCCCCATTGTTCATCCCATCTATCTCATCCATGATGATTGCAATCTTTTTGTTCTTTTTGTTAAAAAGCGACATCACGTTCTTATTCGACATGTTGTGTTTGGTAATGTTGTCAATCACTTGTTTGTTTCGGATATCTCCTGCATCATATTTGATCACATCGTACCCCAATTTGGTCAGCACATCTACCGCGAACGAGGTTTTGCCTACCCCAGAGTCGCCATAGATATATATACCCTTTTTTACCAAGCAATTGTTTTTTTCTTGATCACATTTTTGCAATGCCTCCTCGATTTGTCGGACTTCACCGATGCGGTTTAAATGATAAGTATAATCGACAGTGGGGTGTCTGGAATGGGTGGACTGTGAATTGTAAATAGAGGTCGAATCGTGTCTGGAATGGGTGGGTTGTTGCATCGTGTATAAAGATGGGGTGCGATATATATAAGGAGGGGTTCTTTTTATGTGGATTATACTCACATCGTTGTTTCGTTGTTTCTTATTTTCTTCCTTTAATTTGACCTTTGAATCAATTTAAAGGAAGAAAAGGATTATGATTTTTAAGGGATTCTGGTTAATCCGAAGTGTCCTCCTCACATGGGTCTGCCACGCCATACGTGATTCCATCCCACGCGATAGGTCCGACCTCCGCATTCTTGCTGCATTTTTGTGCCCATCTTTTTTTGTTGCACGCGCCATCTGAGCCGGTATAAGCGTCTTGGGTGAAATCCATCGTATTATCATCGTCAGTTGTAGGGATGTTGCAAGACCCCAACTTTTTCGCGTTATAACAGGCAGACCCATCGGTGCCCAAGTCTACCCAATAGTCAGGACAATCCCCCAAAATAGGTGGCCACGCCTCAGACTTTATCGATTGTTTCATAATGACCCCGATAAACACAAGAGATATAATAAGCAGGATCACTCCTGCTGCAACCACTGCTTTTTGAAATCCGTCCATATGTATTATAAATATATATTTTATAAGTATTCAAAGATGTCTGAGTATTTCAAAGAAAGTATTTAAATATTTTCTATTTAGTTATATTATATTATATAACATTACACCATGAACCATTCGACCCAATCAGATAGAAGCAGTAACGGGCGGGTAAACCTCCTTGCACAACCTAAAACAACAGACCTATTCGCCATGTATGACAAGATCCCGTCTAACCAACCTAGCAGTTTTAGGGAACCCACTTTAGGATTGTGGGACGACACGCAATTGTCGCGCCTCTTTTTCTCCAAAGAAAATGTCGCCATCTTGCAAAATGGAATTCGTTATGGCGTGTTTCGCGCATCTAAAGGACAATACACCGTAGACAACCAAGACATTGACTCATTGAAAATCGTGATGCGAAGCATCTTCCTTCAACATTCTGCTAACATGTCAAACAATATAACAGAACAAATAACTGAACTCAATGACCTGGTCTTGCAATATGCGGTAAAACAAGTCTATGGCGAGGCACAGGGTTACATTAAGTATTTGGAAGACGCAAGCACCATGTACACACCTATCGCGCCACCTATGATGTCTTCCACCAACGACAAACAACTGTTCCTTAAATCCTTTTTTTAAACCTTATTACTTACTTAAACCTTATTACAACAAGTGGTCGCCATTCTTTTTTTCAGACGCCTTAATGCTACCGATGTAGCGCCAACCCCTGCGCCAGGTACATACCTGTTTTCAATATCTGTTTGGGCATTGGTGATCTGTCTTCTATACCTGGTTATCCCAACTCCTGACCCCACGTTTCTTTTGTAGAAAAACCCAGGAAAATTCGTATTTTTACCATACCATAAACTACCATAACTCATCTTGTATTAAGATATCATAATATAAAAATAAAAAAGAGGCTTTCGCCTTTTGATAGACTATATTATGATATTACATTACACTTATACCTGATTTACACTTGTTGTCGCTTATCGCTTATCGCTTTAAGCAGAAACCTTCTTTACCTTTTTGATAATCTTCGTCACAGAAGATTTCTTCACCGGTGTATTGGACAGCGCCGCGGCACGCTCTTCTTTGTGCACAAGATACGCCCCCCTAAGTGTCGCCAATTCATTCAACCACATTCTGTCTAAAGGTGTGCTCTTCATGATATCCAGTTCTTGTGTCTTGTCTCCATGCTCTCTTCTTAACCTTATCACATTCTCTTCCGTCACACTATCCATCGGCATCTTGGTCAAGTACTTGTAATCGCGTTTCACGTCATCTTCATCCATTCGGTCATACCCTTTGCTCTCCAACATACTGATCACTTGTTCTTTGGTCTTCTTCCTTAGATCTACACTTCCCTCCAAATTTTCATTGATATACTTTGCTTTGTTTGAAAGCAGTGTTAGTTCCTTCTCTAGTGCGTTAACCACATACTCTTTGCGCTTACCATATATCTCCATTCTCTTGACAAAGTAATCTTCAATAATGCTTTCCACGGTATCATATTTCTTCAACTTGTCATCGTAATCGAACAAGTGCATGTTTGTCGCGCTAGCACTGGTGCTTAGCTTGAGCAACTTATCTACACCATTGCACCCATTGTCATGCTTGATTGCCTCCAGTTCATCTAGTTTGCCCTTGTAGAAATCGACGGTGACATCCACCACTGTGTCATTACTATTGTGCTTGCAATCCTTCACTAGCGGTGGGATCTTCTTCCCCTCTTTATTTACAACAGGTTCCATCAATGTTTCTAGAAGTTCTTTCAAGTCTTGTGTCCAATACCCCACAGGCAGTTCTGTAATACGGATTTTGTCTGGCCCGATTTTCTCATAGACCCCTTTGATCAAATACTTGTTGTGCGCAGTCTTCTGGATGCTACCTTTGAAACCATCATAGTAAGGAATTAGTTCCGTCGATTCTCCGCTTGTATCTCCTGTGAGCTTTCTAGTCAAGTATTCGATGATATCTAGAGGGTCGTAGCACATAATGTCAGTGCTAAACCCAGTACCAATACCTTTGGACCCATTAACCAGAATCATAGGAATAATCGGGGCATAAAACAGGGGTTCCACCAACGTGCCATCGTCATCCAAGTACTGCAGCACTTTGTTGTCTACTTCAGGGTAGATCAACTTGGCAATCGTTGTCAACCTAGTAAAGATATACCTGGGACTTGCACTATCTTTTCCACCTAACAACCTGGTCCCCATCTGCCCATCTGGGTACAACAGATTGATATTGTTAGACCCTACAAAGTTTTGTGCCATGCCTACAATTGCTTGGTTCAAACTCTCTTCGCCATGGTGGTAACAAGAGTGCTCCGAGACATACCCAGAGAATTGAGACACTTTGATGCTAGTAGTCAAGTTGCGCTTGAAAGCAGAATACAATATTTTGCGCAAACTGATCTTCAACCCATCCATCAAGTTGGGGATACTTCGGTCACAATCGTACTTGGAGAAGTGGATCAGTTCTTTATCGATGAACTCTTCATACCTAACAGTAGGCGCACTGGTATCCAAATAGGACTTGCGATCATACACTTCTAACCAATCCTTGCGATCATCCGATCTCTTCTTGTTAAACACTTTGTCGATCGAGTCATCGCTGATAACACCATTGTAGACAAACCCAACCATCTTCTTCTCTGCAAAGTACTCGCTAAACTCTTTCTTAGTGCTAGTGCCTAACCCTTTGTAGTATTTTACTGTCCACGAATTGGAACTCAAACCAGTTTCATTCTGTGCCTCTTTCCATTGATCATATTCACCTTGATTATAGAAAGACTTGGATTGTGACCCTTTGACTGCTTTCAATATAGGAGTATTCATGAACCCGATAAACCCATCGATCCTAGTAAGAGAAGGCCACTCACACTGGAACAAGTTTATGCATAATGCCTTGATATGACTGCCATCTAAATCTTGATCTGTCATAAAGAGAACGCGACCATACCTAAGGTTAGTGGCGACATCTTCCAAGTTCGTATACTCTTTGTCTGATTCAAGTCCCAAGATCTTTTTCAGATCAGAAATTTCCTTGTTCTCCGCAATCTTCTTGACTGGTTCGCCTCGGACATTCATCATCTTCCCTTTGATTGGGTAGACACCAAATATGTTTCGATCTTCTGACGACAACCCAGAGAGACACCCCGCCTTGGCAGAATCTCCTTCTGTGATAAGAAGTGTGCACTCAATAGACCTATCGGTGCCTGCATAATTGGCATCTTCTAACTTGGGAATACCACGAATGTTTTTGCTCTTGACGCCATCGGTTTTCTTGCACGCCTTGATCTCTTTGATTTCAGTCAGCGCACAGGCCGCCTCCATCACACCCATCTTTGCTACTTTCTCTATGAACTTGTCGCTAACGACACAGGATGACCCAAACTTGTTGGAAGGGGTATTCATGAAATCTTTGGTCTGACTGTCAAAGGAGGGGTTCTCGACATCGCAACGTAGGAACAATATGATCTGCTCTTTGATACTAGATGGGTTCACTTTCACCTTCTTTTTGGTCTCGATGTACTCTACTAATTTGCGCGTGATCTGACCAAGTATATAATCTACATGCTTACCACCTTTGCTAGTGCTGATCCCGTTTACAAAGGAGACTTGCATAAACTCATGGTTTGGAGATATGGCGACCGCATACTCCCAACGAGGCGAAGCATCTTCATAGACTCTTGGCGCGGTCGACTTGTCACCAATATAGAGGTCAACATATTGTTGGAAGTTCTTGATCGGGACAATCTCGCCATTATACTTTACTTTGATGTTTTTGTCTGTAATGGCGGCAATGTCGTAGACACGCTTTTTCAGGAGCGCAAACATATCGGGTGTCAACCCCTCGATGCCAAATCGAGCATAATCTGGTTTAAAGACAATTTTGGTATATGGTTTTGTCTTGCACTTGGTAATAGTGGGAGGACAGATCTCATCTAGATTGCTCTTGAACTCTTGTGTATACTTGAGACCACGGATATGGTCCACTGTTTCTACTGAACCGTAGGTGGACCAGATAAGAACAAGTTTGAACCCAAACCCATTTTTACCACCTACAATCTTTTTCTCGGTCTTGTCATAATTGGTAGAGGTTCTTAGATGCCCAAAAATCATCTCGGGGATCCAAATGCCCGACTCAGGGTGTTTAGCGACGTCGATACCGTTACCGTCGTTAATCATGGTGATAGTACCATCTTCTTGAACTTGAACTTCAATGTTGGATACTGGGAGGAGGATGCTTGGGTCTGCTTGGCCACCGCGCGCATCTATGGCGCTTTGCTGTCTGACGACATGGTCTCTGCAGTTGACGACACCCTCGTCGAATAGTTTGAATAAACCTGAAATATAAACGATATTTTTCTCATAGATGCGCGCATTTGCTTCGTCCAACAACCACATCTGAGCATCTACATTCTCGATCGACCCGATATAAGTGTCAGGGTTATCTAAGATGTGTTGCTTGTCCGTTTTTTGCTGGTATTTGTTGGACAGATCTTGTGCTTCTGTGGCAGTAGTAGTAGTAGTAGTGCTAGTGCTCATATTATAAGATATAAGGTATAAGGTTTTAAAGAAGGTTGAATGATATATTGATATGTTCCGTTGTGTTTAAATGGATTTCAATTTTTTATTTATTTGTTTATTTGATATAGGGGGGCATATAAAGAAAAAACAATTTTAAAATTCATTTAAACATTGCACACCATATAATGGTAACCTTCTCTACCAAAACCATCTACTAAAACAAACAATCCAACCCAATGTTGATCCAACCATTTTTACCTGCAAATATCCCTAAAGCACGGTTGCTCCAGTTTCAGAACATGTACGCATTATCTGTTCTTACTCGCGTCATGAAAGGATTGTTTGATTTCTACTTTTATGACAACTACGTAAGCATTATTGAGAGTTATAGGTTAATTCTTTACTACGTGACATTTGACATGTTGTTTTGCGAGAAAATCATGTACGTTCACCACACTTTTTGTTGGGCTTTAGCATGTGTATACTTTAAAAATCTGGAAGCGTCTTATGAAGCGAAAGATTTTTGTGCGTTTGTGTTGACAACCGAAATAAGCACATACTTTTTAACATGGCGCTCCATATTAGAATACATGAAGCATTTGCATATATACATAAAAAAAGTGTACGACGCGCTCACTGTCCTTTTTTCGCTTACATTCTTTTACTTTCGTTTCTATATTTTAATAAATGCGTTGCAAATGGAGCAATACACAGAATTCCTTTTCGCGATGAGTCGGTTCGACAGCGTCGTTCTCCAAATCGGGTTAAATGGGTTGCTACTACTCAACATCTACTGGGGCAGATTAATACTAAAAATGTGTTATAGAATGGTCTACCCTAAAAAACGAGATGAAAGAGTGATTGAGTAAACCTACAAACCTATAAACCTATAAATCTGTACAATATACATACATACATATATACAAACAATGCCTTTGAAAAACATGGGAAAAGCAAGCTCTCCTGCTGCGTACATTATTAAGCAAACATCATATGGAAATTATAATGCAAGATGCCCTCCTTTAATTGTCTTTAAACCAAGCACAGAAACAACGATACAACGCGTTTCGCGGCGCCTGCAATTAATCACCCAGAGTGGTCGAATCATCTTTGTAAATCAAGCAATAAACTATTTAGGAAGAACCGAAGGGCAAAGTGGGGGTAGTGGAGCCCCTCCTAGAAATTGATTGATTGATAAAGACGATGTCTACGATAAGAACAACATACCAAAATAAATATATTTTCTTGGCATATTGTATAATGGCTCGTTACACAAAAAGTTCTGATGGTAGTTACCACATCCATGGTAAAAAGTTTATGGTTCTAATTGGAACCCGTGCCCAAGTTTGGCATGGAACTGCGTACAAAACCTCTGGGGGATTAAAGAAGGAACATTTGATGCAGAACAAGTCTGGTCGTATTGTTTCCGAGAAGAAGCACCAGTCTGCCAAGCGCGAAAACCGTCTCCTTAAGCATGGGTATGGCACCAAGAAGGGCAAGTTTGGGTGGATCAAGACAGGTTCTAAGAAGCACCGATCCAAGAAGCATAGAAAGAGCATGCGTGGAGGGATGAACTCTTCTGACAATACTCATTCTAGTAGTTCATCTGTCTCTGGTAGTAGCAGCACTGATAGCAGCGCAAACATGCAAAAAATCATGCAACAAATGCAGGCGAACCAGAGTGGGTCCACTTCTACTAACACCAAGTAAACTAGTAAACTGGTAAACTAGGTAATCCAGTAAACTAAGCAAACCGATAAATTCTATACTGTAATATATAACCAATGTGGATCGCATTTAAAAAAAGGACATTGTTTGAAGACCTTGTTATGATGATTGTCATCACATTTGTGCTATATTCCACATGCGGTTCTCACGAAAGAGACCCCGACGACAAATACATGTCTCGGTATGAGGGATTATGTATGACCCCTTTGTATATAAGCATCCCTATTGCTATTTTGATCGTATTGATCTTCCGCCACAAAAAATAATTAATATCCAACGCATAAGTATTTAAAGATTACATTTAAATACATATAATACACAATAAGTCAGATATATGTCCATTTTGTCCAAAAATTATTTCGCCAATGCCTCGACAGGGAATAGCGGGAATGTGCTGATATTAAAGACAGTGCAGATTGCGCCATTCAAGACACTTGTGGCCGCGCTAAAAGACATTTTATTAGAGACCAACATGACATTTAAAGAAGACGGAATCCGGATCATTAATATGGACAAGTCACATACAGTGTTGGTGCACCTCAGTTTAGACGCATCCAAGTTTGAACAGTACGAATGCAAAAAGGAGAAAATCATTATTGGGCTCAACATGGTGCATTTTTTCAAATTGATTTCCTCTAGCGACAACGAAGAGACCCTTTCGATCTACATTGAGAACGCGGATTATGTCGACGGGATTGTTTCGAACTTAACCATCAAATTTGAAAACGGGGATATCAAACAGTGCCGAACACTAAAGTTGCGACTGATCGAACCAGAACCAGAAGAGTTGGAGTACCCCGATGTAAAGTTTTCATCTATTATCAATCTACCCTCCTCCGATTTTCAAAAAATCATTCGAGACTTGTCCTGTATCAGCGACAAACTAGAAATCAAATCAGTGGGGGGCGAACTGATTTTCAAGTGTGTCGGGGGGTTTGCCACCGCGGAGATACATCGCGCCGAGGCCGATGGTAGCATGAAATTTATTGAAAAGCAGGACTCTACCAAAATCAATCAAGGCGAGTTTTCGCTTAAAAACTTGGGATATTTTATTAAATGCACCAACCTATGTCCACAAATTGAAGTATATTTAGAAAACGACCTTCCGCTAGTTGTCAAGTATAATGTCGCAACTTTAGGGCATATCCAATTGTGCCTCGCGCCTCTGCCTGGTTCATCTTAGAACAATACGTCGTCCTTATTTTGCAATATTATATTATATTATATTATATGTCAAAATATTCTAGAACATACAGTGATTATCTAAGTGCAAAAAATTGTTGCACGCCAGGGCCAGCAGGACCCGCTGGAGCTACTGGAACTCCTGGTCCAATCGGTCCCAAAGGAGAACCTGGACAATTTGGTGGGCCCACTGGTGACACTGGTCCAACAGGTGCCAAAGGATCTACTGGAGCCACAGGAGCTACAGGAGCTACTGGTCCAATCGGTCTTCAGGGCGCTACTGGTCTTCAGGGCGCTACTGGCATTACAGGCGCCACTGGAGCCACTGGAGCCACTGGTTCAATTGGTCTTCAGGGTGCTACAGGTGCTACAGGCGCTACAGGCGCCACTGGGGCAACAGGGTCACAAGGACTTGTTGGTGCTACAGGTGCCACTGGGGCAACAGGGTCACAAGGACTTATTGGTGTTACAGGAGCTACAGGAGCTACAGGAGCAACAGGGTCGCAAGGACTTATTGGTGAAACAGGTGCTACGGGAGCTACAGGGTCACAAGGACTTGTTGGTGCTACGGGAGCTACTGGAGCTACTGGAGCAACAGGGTCGCAAGGACTTATTGGTGAAACAGGTGCTACTGGGTCACAAGGACTTGTTGGTGAAACAGGTGCTACTGGAGCTACAGGTGCCACAGGAGCAAATGGTGAACCTGTCCCTATTTATTACTATTATTCACAACCTGGCACTACATCCTGGTCATTTAAATTGTCGCAGACAGATTTTGGTCAGATGTTCAATTATCACATCTATTCAAGCACTGGTCCTGGTCCAGATTATAGAGAGACCAATTATGGTCAGTATGGGGTGACACTAGTTGGAGGGTCATTGATCTCTATGGCGAATATGTCCCCATCCAATGTCGGGGGCACAGGTTATCCATCAGATGGGTTTTGGATATATGGGACAGGGGTCGCATTTCCGATCACTGTATACAAGGATGGAACCACATTCAACGCATTCAATTCTTATTATTGCGACATATTGAATACGGCAGGAAAAACAGATGGTATGACAGGGGTAAGCATCACCAATTTTGTAGGTGGGTTTAATGGAGCAAACCTCCCGTCGAATTATGTCTATGTTTCGACTGGGTATACCGCGGCTTCTCCTGCGACAGTCGCGACCATGGTGATTTCTCCTAAACAATGGTAAAAGAAGAACCTATATGGTGTATAATAAATTCAATTAATCGAATTAATTGAATTTATTGAATTAATTGAATTCATTGAATTAATTGAATTCATTGAATTAATTGTCTTTTATACAAAGTTATAAAAAGTTAGGGTTGGGAATAATAGACACTGGAATATGCGAAGTGACATCAAACGAAATATCTTTAACTGCATTTTTTGCCTGATTTAAGGCAGCATTCGCGGAGCCTGTCGCGCTATTTAGAACCAATGTCACTCCCTTTGTAAGATCATTCACTACATCCGCACCAAAAAAGTTTGCGTCGATAGAAGGAATTTCAGGGATATAATCTTCTGGTATCTTTAAATTGTTCACTTCATCCAATCCGCTAAATGGTTCTAACCCCACGGTGGATGTAAATACGCAACTTAAGATATTTGGTTGTTTGGGCAACATTTGAGGGCAGAGAAGCAACCCCACTGCGACCTCCACGTCTGTTTTTTTCAAAAAATGGATGATTTTGTTAAACACGTTCTTGGCACGTTCTACCCCCACTGTTTTTTTAAGCGCGTTGTAAACAGGGGCGCAAGAATTATTCCAGACACTTGGAGTTTTGGGAAGTTTCTCTGCAAGATCGTCTGCTCCTGGCGCTTCGGTGTTAACATTCGCAAGCGCATCGGTCTTACTGAGAGCTACTGGGATAGCGAGCGGGGCAATCAATAGTTGCAACAAAGAATATTTGAATTGTTTGATAAAATAATACGCTTTGATATTCCCGTTCGAATCAATGGACGCAGTAATAGATCCACCAAACAATAAATCTTGGTTATTCAACAAGGGAATAGAAATATTATTAAGATTGATCCCTGCGCCACCATAGGTGAATTGAAGCGCTTCCAATTGAATTGTCAACCCGGCCACCAACTTGGACAAGGTAAAAGACAACACTTTTGTGCCAGAATTCACAGAGACATCTCCCAACCCAAAAGTAATACCATATGTTTTTGTTGCGGAAATCTTGGTAGATGTCTCCACGTTTGGGATTAACTTGTATTTAAATTTTAACACCGTTTCGTCCAATGTAAACAAATTTACTTGTGGTGTATTCAATTCATCGATATACATTTCGTTCAATCGTTTATCAAAATCAGGTATAAATGTTGAAATACATATTTTTTTTCCAAGGACGCGACGGCAGGCACGTATTTTGCGAACGCTTGGTGGTCCACATACCAGAGGCCACTCTGGGTTAACTGCATCATTGCACCCTTTTTTTAAATACGGGAATTTATTAATGGTATACCCAGGCAGATCAAACGATATTCTAGGAATGGTGGCACCGAACCCCAAACTATCTGTGATGTTTTTAGAATATTGTTTAGATATAGAATATTCTTCCTCCGTCTTGTATTCTTTTACCGTCATTTGGGAAGAATTATAAGTTTGAACATCCCCGCTTATCAACGTGGAAGTTATTTTAGTGTCTGTGACGATATCATAGAAAGGGATTATATCTACAACGCCAAATTCGATAAGACTTAACCCGCACGCTGGTTTTGGTAGAGTAGAAATGTTTGACATATTTGTATACTATTTGCAAACATAATCTATATTACCATTTTTTTAATTGGGATTTCGATGTACTGTATCTCTTTAACAGTCCCCACATATTTTTGGTGCCTCATAATACGTAACAGAAATATTAAGTTCTCTTGTTGCGTCAGTGATAAATGTATTATGTGAAATCAATTCGACACCTTTCATCGCTTTTATTATGTACTTTTTTTCCGTTTCTGATACTGTTTTGCGGTCGCATGCATTGCAAGAAACAAGTTTTGCACGTTTATCATAATTGTATACACGTTTGCTTTGGGTGTTGATTGTCGAAAAGGTTGCGCTCTTATTTTTGTAATTGTAAAGCATGCCTTTTGTCAATATTATATACTGATGTTATTTTTATGTAGTTTTCAGCAATATAACTTCATTTGCAATATTTTTGTATAATATAATAATATAATAAGGCGGACATGTCGGAACCATTTACTATACCAACACAACCTCCGTCTAGTTTAGGGCATGCACCTACCTCGACCCACACCTCAAACAATACAAATAATGCTTACACTACTTCTGCGATCACTGGGTTAAATAATTTGTCCAATGTTCTTCTTCCTTCTGTTCAAATACCTGGGTCTACTGCAGGTCGGACAGGCACAGGGACCACGTTTGGTGTAAAAAACGTTCTACAAATTAATAACACGATTGAAGTAGAAAATTATGGCGATACTGGCGCCACTGGAACATTCATGCATCGAACATTTATAGACAACGCAAACATTCATTTAGGGTGGTCTGGTGCACCTGGGTCTGCGGGACCTACCGCTGGTCAATATGGTCCCACTGGGTTTTATGGTAACATAAACCTGCGAACAATCAATGGAACCACTTTTTCGTTTAATTCCCTAAATGCAAATACTATCAATGTCGCGGCGACCGACGCAAACAACACCTATTTCCCATTATTTGCCCAATCGCTTACCAACACACAGACAATCTATGGTGACACTGGTGCTGGTCAACAACTCACCTATAACCCATCGACCGGTACACTCTCCGCCATCACGTTTGATGGAAATGCCACTACTTCTACACTGTCTTCCAAGTCAGATAAATTGTTGTTGACAGAAGATTCTGCAAATATAGAATATGTGGTGCCTTTTTTCCAAAAACCCCCTGCCGCAGTTCCAACAAACGTGACATTTGTTGATCAGTCACTGTATTATTACAACGCGCTAGGTCCATACACTGTGCAAATGGCGATCAATGATGCACAAACAAGAATGATTACCGCAGGGGACACCAACGATAGCGTGTATTGGTATTCTAGAGCTTCTAATTTAGTCTCGTGGTCCGCTGGGACGCAAATATTTATCGGTGCCCCTGGCGCCCGTCATTTTGCTGTCGCCATGAATATAACAGGAGATATTGTGGTAGTTGGGACTCAGTTTGGCGCATATACATATTACTGGAATGTCAACACATATACGCTAAAAGGGCAAATTGTGCAACCCTCTGGTGTCCCCAATTTTAATTTATTCATGAGCGCCAAAATGAGCAGCGATGGAAGCATATTGGTGCTTTATGATTTAAATCGTTATGTATATTGTGCTACTTGGAATAATTCCACACAACAGTATAATCAATTTATTCAAACGTTGGACACTACTATTCAAAATCCTAATTCAAATACAATGTCTGTAGGTGTCTCCGCAGATGGCATGAAAATTTGTTATGGTTCAAATAATCAAAATGGTTCCTACCCATCAACCCCTGTTCTTTTTGGTTACGCGAATTGGAATGGGACAAATTATGGAACATTTAATGCGATACCTGATTTAAATGGTGTAAATGTTGCAGGAGGGTGTTTTAACAGTGACGGAACAATTATGTTTATCACTGTCATGACTTCTGTCAATTCTTGGTTGCCTAAATGGGGCAAATGGAACCCTTCCACTCTAACATACGAAAGTTTCCAGTTCATCAGTGCAAATATATCGCCTATGCCTATTTATTTTTTGAATATATGGGAAACATCTTACGATGGGTCTCGATTGTACTACAACAATAGCAGAGACGACCGAAACATTAAAATGATACCTGTGACGTATGTTGGTGGAGGAGGATCTGGTTCAGATTACGAAAGCGCATTGTATAATCCAAATGTGACCTATAACCCAAGCACTTCTACTTTGACTACGACCAATTTCAATGGTCTTGCATCCAGTGCGACCAATATCGCAGGCGGAGCATTGGGAAGCATCCCGTTTCAAACCTCTACGGGTGGAACCACTTTTATTAGCGTCGGTCCATCAGGGTATGTCCTTAGCTCCAATGGGTCCACATTATCTTGGGTGTCGCCGCAGTCAGGACCCACCGGGTCTACGGGCGCTACTGGTGCTACTGGTGCTACTGGTTCTACTGGCGCTCAAGGAGAAACAGGATCAACAGGTGCAACTGGTGCTACTGGCGCTCAAGGAGAAACAGGATCAACAGGTGCTACTGGTGCTACTGGTGCAACTGGTGCTCAAGGAGAAACAGGATCAACAGGTGCTACTGGTGCTACTGGCGCTCAAGGAGAAACAGGATCAACAGGTGCTACTGGTGCTACTGGCGCTCAAGGAGAAACAGGATCAACAGGTTCTACGGGCGCGACAGGTTCTACTGGTTCCACTGGTTCTACTGGCGCTCAAGGAGAAACAGGTGCCACTGGGTCAACTGGTCTAGGGTTTGTTAACGCGACAGTTGACGAAAATGGTGCACTAATAATCACAGACTCGGATGGAAACACGTTTAGCGCAGGTGTTGCGCTTGGAGCTACTGGAGCGACTGGAGCTACAGGGGCAACAGGTGCTACTGGTCTAGGATTTGTTGGTGCAACCATCGACGAAAACGGGTTATTAATCATTACAGACTCGGATGGAAACACCTTTAGTGCAGGTGTTGCGCTTGGAGCTACTGGAGCGACGGGAGCTACAGGGGCCACTGGGTCAACTGGTCTAGGATTTGTTGGTGCAACCATCGACGAAAACGGGTTATTAATCATAACCGACTCAGATGGAAACACCTTTAGTGCAGGTGTTGCGCTTGGAGCTACTGGAGCGACGGGAGCTACAGGGGCAACAGGTGCTACTGGTCTAGGATTTGTTGGTGCGCTTATAGATGAAAACGGGTTATTAATTATTACAGATTCGGATGGAAACACGTTTAGCGCAGGTGTGGCACTTGGAGCTACAGGAGCGACTGGGTCTACTGGC